GTTGTCGTACTCTTACTTGTTGTCCAGCTAGTGGTAGTTGATTTAGACGTGTTGTAGCTAGTAGTAGTAGTTGTAGACGTCTCGTGCGAAGTCTGCCATGTTGTTGTAGTGCTATGGCTAGTACTATATGTAGTAGTAGTTGAATGTGTGGTGTTATAATACGTACGTGTACTCGTAGAAGTTCCGTGACTCGTCTCCCATGTGGTGGTAGTTTGCTTATTGGTACTCCAAGTTGTTGTCGTAGAGTGGTTCGTGGAGTATGTCGTTGTCGTACTCTTATTTGTACTATGACTCGTCTGCCACGTGGTCGTAGTAGAATGACTAGTCTGGTACCTAGTTGTAGTCTGCTTCTCTGTGTTATATGAAGTAGTTGTGCTATGACTTGTACCGTGGCTAGTTTGCCATGTAGTTGTTGTTTCCTGGCTCGTTGACCACGTAGTGGTTGTAGAGTGGGAAGTTAAATACGTGGTAGTAGTAGATTTATCAGTACTGTGAGACGTTTGCCAAGTGGTTGTAGTTGAGTGTGACGTCTGATACCTAGTATTCGTTTGCTGCTGTGTGTTGTATGAAGTAGTCGTCGAGTGGTTAGTTCCGTGACTTGTCTCCCACGTGGTGGTGGTAGACTTGCTAGTGTAATAAGTTGTTGTTGTTGACTTACTAGTGTTATAGCTTGTTGTGGTAGACTTAGATGTTGGTATACTAGTTTGGTACGTTGTGGTAGTACTATGAGACGTTTGGTATCTAGTATTTGTCTGTATACTAGTATTGTAATACGTCGTAGTAGATCTTTCAGTTCCGTGAGAAGTCTGCCACGTGGTATTAGTAGCGTGAGACGTACTGTACGTAGTTGAAGTAGTATGAGAAGTACTCCAAGTCGTCGTAGTAGACTTGCTTGTTCCGTGGCTGGTCTGGTATACCGTAGTAGTACTATGGGACGTTGTGTATCTAGTATTTGTTTGATGAGACGTATTATACGTAGTAGTCGTAGATTTTTGGGTTCCGTGACTAGTTGTCCAAGTCGTAGTCGTTGAATGAGAAGTTAAATACGTTGTTGTGGTATTGTGCGACGTATTGTAACTGGTGGTAGTAGATCTATTGGTACCATGACTAGTCTGCCAAGTAGTCGTGGTAGAATGTGACGTTGTGTATCTGGTATTTGTAGTATGAGATGTGTTATACGTCGTAGTCGTCTCAATATTAGTACCACGGCTAGTCTGCCATGTAGTTGTAGTACTGTGAGAAGTTCCGTAAACCGTGGTGGTAGAATGAGAAGTGGAGTAAGTAGTTGTCGTTGACCTTTCTGTGCCATGACTCGTCTGCCACGTTGTAGTGGTGCTATGTGACGTTCCGTACCTAGTGTTTGTAGTATGAGACGTACTGTACGTCGTGGTGGTAGATCTATTGGTACCATGGCTCGTTTGCCAAGTGGTAGTCGTAGTGTGCGACGTGTTATATGATGTGGACGTCGTATGCGAAGTTCCCCACGTTGTCGTTGTTGACTTACTAGTGCCATGGCTGGTTTGGTACGTCGTTGTAGTGTTGTGCGACGTCTGGTACCTAGTTGTGGTCTGAACGCTGGTGTTAAAGTAAGAAGTCCACGAAGTAGTAGTAGAATGTGAAGTATTATAAGTAGTTGTAGTATTAAAATAAGACGTATACGAGGTAGTTGTTGACTTAGACGTACCATGACTCGTCTGCCATGTTGTAGTAGTAGAATGGCTCGTTGAATACGTTGTTGTTGTACTGTGAGAAGTATTATACGTTGTTGTAGTACCTCTTGTGGTATTATAATACGTATTCTCAATCTTGTCAAAGGTCCAGCTAGTAGTAGTCTCTACACTTGTTGTCCAGCTTGTGGTGGTTGAGTGTGAAGTCGCTCTAGATGTTTGCCATGTGGTGGTGAATGACGTGGTCCAAGAAGTGGTCCAGCTATATGTACTACAAGATCCCCTTCCATAGTCATATTCCCAAGTGACACCTTCCGTACCAGAGACAGAACCATCTCTAGCACAGTCTATAAAGTATTCTCCATCTGGCTCAACATCCGCAGCCATTTCATTTCCATCACAGTCTGTCCAGTAAACCTGTCCTGGTTCTGGTCCACCGTGTACCACAACCGCATAACAGTATCCAGTCGTACTTCTAGACGTTCCTCTAGACGTTGTTCTACTTGTGTTAAAGTATGTTGTGTACGATGTTGTTGTTGATCTAGACGCCGTCCAAGAGGTGTTAGTGGTTTGGCTGGTAGAGTAAGTAAACGTTGTCTCGTGACCCGTTACCCATGTAGTTGTGGTAGTATGGCTAGTGTTATACGTCGTGGTAGTAGAATGCGACGTGTTATAAGTAGTAGTGGTAGACTTACTAGTATTGTAATAAGTTGTCCAAGACGTTGTCGTAGAATGCGAAGTTGCTATTGACGTCGTAGTGGAGTGTGAAGTATTATATGTCGTAGTGGTTGACTTAGAAGTGCCTACACTTGTCTGCCACGTAGTAGTCGTGCTGTGAGTGGTATCGTACGCTGTATTGGTGGTGTGCGACGTATTGTAATAAGTGGTCCAAGATGTTGTGGTACTCTTTGACGTATTATATGACGTTGTAGTGTTGTGGCTAGTACTGTAAGTTGTAGTCGTGCTTTTACTAGTGTTATAATACGTAGTCCAAGACGTTGTAGTGGAGTGAGAAGTGTTGTACGTAGTAGTAGTATCGTGGCTCGTGTCATACGAAGTAGTGGTACTACGAGTTGTATTATAATATGTTGTCCAGCTTGTGGTTGTGCTATGTGACGTATTATATGTCGTAGTAGTTGAGTGCGATGTGTTGTATGACGTAGTTGTGCTACGGGTTGTATTAAAATACGTGGTCCACGATGTGGTAGTTGAGTGTGATGTATTGTACGTGGTTGTAGTATCGTGGCTAGTGTCGTAACTAGTAGTAGTACTACGATTAGTATTATAATAAGTTGTCCAAGACGTAGTAGTAGAATGGGATGTACCATAAACCGTACTAGTAGTATGGGAAGTATTATAAGTCGTTGTTGTGCTACGGTTGGTATTATAGTAAGTGGTCCAGCTCGTCGTCGTTGAGTGAGACGTGTTATATGTTGTAGTCGTACTGTGTGAAGTGTCGTAATAAGTAGTCGTACTGTGAGATGTATTATAATACGTAGTCCAGCTAGTAGTTGTTGATTTCGACGTATTATACGTAGTCGTTGTATCGTGACTCGTATTGTAAGTAGTCGTAGTGGATATTGTAGTATTATAGTATGTTGTCCAACTAGTGGTTGTACTATGACTAGTCTGCCAAGTCGTAGTTGTAGAGTGCGACGTGTCGTAATAAGTGGTCGTACTGTGATTAGTATTGAAATAAGAAGTCCAAGACGTAGTTGTCGAATGACTAGTTTCCCAAGTGGTTGTCGTACTATGACTCGTTAACCACGTGGTTGTAGTAGACCTAGTTGTGTTATAATAGGTGGTGTATGACGTTGTCGTGCTATGACTAGTTACCCAAGTGGTCGTAGTGTCGTGGCTAGTGTCGTACGAGGTAGTTGTACTTCTTGTCGTGTTATAATAAGTGGTCCACGTGGTGGTTGTAGAGTGGCTAGTATTGTACGTGGTAGTCGTTGAAGTACTTGTGGACCAAGTTGTGGTAGTACTGCGAGATGTGTTGTAATACGTAGTATAAGAAGTAGTCGTACTATGGCTAGTTACCCACGTGGTTGTAGTACTATGGATGGTGTCATAAGTAGTAGTAGTACTCTTAGACGTATTGTAGTATGTGGTCCACGTTGTGGTGGTTGAATGACTAGTATTGTAGCTAGTTACTGTTTCAACACTAGTAGACCATGTAGTAGTGGTGCTACGGGTAGTATTATAATATGTTGTCCACTCAGTAGTTGTGTCGTGAACTGTTTCGTACGTGGTAGTAGTACTATGAGTAGTGTTATATGTGGTGGTGGTTGATTTGCTAGTATTATAATAAGTCGTCCACCTAGTTAGCGTTTGATGGCTAGTTTCCCACGTTGTTGTTGTCTCTGCCGATGTGGTCCAAGAAGTTGTCGTACTTCTTGTTGTATTATAATATGTTGTATATGTCGTAGTGGTAGAGTGACTAGTCTCCCAAGTAGTAGTTGTTGCGTGGGTTGTGTCGTATGAAGTAGTAGTGCTTGTACTAGTGTTGTAATACGTGGTCCACGTAGTAGTTGTAGCATGACTAGTGTTATATGTCGTAGTCGTAGACTTAGACGTGTTATAGGATGTCGTAGTAGAGTGGCTAGTATTATAAGAAGTAGTTGTCTCTATATCGGTATACCACTGTGTGGTCCACTCAGTAGTTGTTGAATGACTAGTAACATACGTGGTTGTAGTTGAGTGACTAGTCTCCCAGGTAGTCGTAGTGGACTTGGAAGTGTTATAATACGTTGTGTAAGTAGTTGTAGTAGACTTAGAAGTCGACCAAGTGGTTGTTGTACTATGAGACGTTGTCCACTTAGTTGTGGTTTGTCTTTCTGTATTCCAGTGGGTTGTGGTTTCCTTTGACGTACTTGTAGACGTCGTGAAAACAGTAAGTGTACTATGAGACGTAGACCACGTTGTGGTAGTAGATCTACTAGTACTCCAAGTGGTTGTAGTTGAATGGCTTGTTTCTACCGACGTGTTATACGTGGTCGTAGTTGTAGTACTTGTGTCAAACGTGGTGGTCGTTGAATGAGAAGTAGACCAAGTGGTAGTAGTAGACGTTGTTGTAGATGTACTAGTTGTCCACTGAGTTAGCGTCGAGATCGACGTGTCAAAAGTAGTAGTCGTATTCACGGAGGTGTCGTACACCGTGGTAGTTGACTTCTGCGTCTGAACCGACGTGTTAAATGTTGTTGTGGTAGAATGGGACGTATTATACGAAGTGGTAGTCTGAGTAGACGTGTCCCATGTTGTGGTTGTGTTCTTGCTAGTGCTCCAAGACGTGTTCCACGTTGTAGTGGTAGTAGTAGAAGTATTGTAGCTCGTCTCGGTCATGGTGCTAGTATCCCACGAGGTTGTCGTAGTACGAGCTGTGTCCCAAACGGTTATTGTGTTTAGAGATGTGCTTCTAGACGTATTTCTACTAGTATTTGTACTAGCAGAGGTATTCCATCTGTAAATTTCCCAAAAACCAAAACCAGGCATTGTAATAAATTAACCGAAGTTGCCGATATAGTTGACTAAAATGATAGTTGTGCTAACTATCTGATATGAGAGGATTGATACATCTCCATCGTCGGTTTCCCAAGCTATAGAATCACCGTTTGGCGTCATCATTATATCTGGAAGAGCTCCGGGAGTAGTACCACCGTCGTTTTCTATAATTATTGATCCTGATTTACCAACGTCACTTTGATTAACAGTTAGATTAAAAGACCAAGATCCGCTTGGCGCAATCTTGAAATTGTAAGCGTTAGAAAAGTCTATATTGAACTTACCAGCGTCAACTGAAACAGTATAAAGTGCGTACCAATCATCAGCAACATAGTCCGATGTTGGAGTAAATGCCGCTGATCCAAGTGATCTCTTTTCTACTTCAGTTCCGTTTAATACTAAAGCAGATGTTGATGACGTGTTTGAATCAACAGTTCCAATGAACAACTTGCTGGCAACATTCACGTTTCTATAGTAGTCCAACATGTTTGTATAATCCGTATTCTCTGCCCCCGAAAAGTTAGAGAAACCAAACACGTTTAACAGCGGTATGCTTGTATAAGAACCGCTTGCTGTGAAATTCGAAAAGTCAATGGTTATTCTAGTGTTGTTTCCACCACCGCCATATCCACTATGAAGAGCACTGTCCCACCTAAAGTGTGTACCCCAGTTGGAGTTTCCATTTGAAGAAGTGAATTCAGCTGTTACTTTAGTTGTCCATGTTCCACTGACGTTTTCCTCTACTGTCATTGTACACCCAGGGTAACTAGCACCCGTCCAAGACGTTTGAAGACCTATAAGTGTACCAGTCGGCCAAGTTGTGGCTGGATCTATACTAAACCTAAACTTTAGATAAGTAGAAGTGACAGTAAAACCAGTGTCCATCCTACCGTCCAATAAATTAGCTATTGAACTGTCTAAAGCGGTAGTAGCTGTCCAAGCTGATCCATTCCAATATTCTACCGTGCCAAATGGTCTGTATCTAAATATATCAGACCGCATTGACTTTGGTATAGCCATGATGTTTCTTGTTCCACCATAGCTATCGAAGTAATATTTATCTTCTACAAAACCGTGGTATATACCAAATACATCATCATTGAACGTTACATCACCGGTAACTGTACCACCCGATAACGGTAGGTACGATAAAGAAGGTATACGAGCGGCATCAAACGTACCGCTCGTAATTTTAGACGCGTCAAGATTAGGTATATCAGTCGCAACAAGGTTGTGCGAACCCAATACGTCTATATCACCTATAAACTTTAATGCCATCTTCCTTCTTTGTTTATTTCAGATTACCCTCTGATTCCTTGGAACGTGATTTGGTAGTTAACACCATTAGCCAAATAGATGTCAATCTCGGAGTTGAGTTGGTCTACTTGAACTTCCGTTAAAACGAGCTTATAGTGATCGTTAGCGTTCTCATATACTGAAACTACTGGAGGTGTAGTAAGGTCCATGCCTAATCCCTCAGCAGTAAAAGTCTGGAAAGCGCCACTACCATCGATATTTTTAGTAGCGACAATGTAATCGTTGGTAAAAGTAGCCGCGTGGGTTGACGTGCTGTAAGCAATGCTAAGACCACTCTGGCTTGCGCCAGACATTACACCACCAGCAAGATCTTTGATCTCGTTGTCCGTGTGAGTGTCAGCAGTGATAGTGATAATATCATTAGCTTGGCTAACCGTAACATCACCACCACCAGCGAACTTAACAGAATCAGTTCCAGTCGTCGCAGTGTTGGTTAATACCAAGTTAGCGCCACCAGTTACAGAGCTGCTAGAAACAGCATATTCATAGTTGTTGTACGCCGTGGTCTCCGGAATCACGTGGTGGGTCGAACCATCATTACTGAATGTCCAGACTCTGTTTGTCTCATCCCAATAGATATATGGGGGATCATTTTCAGAACCTCTGTTAATGAAAATACCAGAATCAGCACCACCGTCAGCACCAGCATTAAGCTCGATCTTAGTGTCTGTTACGGCAAGATCAGTGGTATTCAAAGTGGTAGTTGTACCGTTTACGGTCAAGTTACCAGTTACGATGATGTTGTCGGAGAACGTCTTATCACCAGCGATTGTCTGATCACCAGACGTCACCACAACACTGCTGTCGACAGATATTGTTACTCCATCAGCTGCGATATCGATACCGGTACCACCAATCAATGTTAAACCAACATCCTTCCAAGCAGTGCCGTTGTAGGCTCTGATCTTGTTGGTTGTTGTATTGTAATAAATGTGACCCGCCGCAAGTCCGGTGGGCTCTGATGCTGTTGCGAAGTTTTCAATTCGCAGATTCTTAACCTCTAGTCCACCGAGGTCAAGATTCGATAGGTACTTTAGTGCCATCTTCTTTTGTTTAGTTTAAAATTGCCGTCCCGGCGAACGGTTGGGCGAAGGTTATTGTTAATTTGTTTTCGGAATTGTGTACGACATTAGCGTAAACCTCTTCTTCTGTTCCATACTTCAGTATAGTCACGGACGGTTTTTTACCTAGATTATGTGTTATAACCCACTCTGCTGAAGAGTTGTGAAAGGTGGAACCGGTTGAGTATGTTTTATCTGAAGTGTTGGGCTCAACAGCTAATCCGTAAACAGTAGTGTCCTCAAACGTACCTGTGCCCTCAGAATATTCTAAAACCAAGTTATAAAAGTCTTGGTGATCTTCGTTCTGTTCTATAGAGATTACATTATAAAGCACAAAAGTTTCAGGATCGTTGAAGGAAAAAATATAAAATCTTTTACCTACAGCGTAATTAAACAGTGCTAAATGTCTTTCTATATTGAAATTATATTTGTTTACAGTCATTGATATGTCCTGAGCCATATTCATGTCAACGCCGTGATCGGTTAAGAACATGTGACCGTATGTCCAAAGTGTTGGATCTGTCTCTGTAGTAAAACGCAGAGAAGTTTGTCTAGCTACACCTATGGCAGCCGTTTCGTTAAGAAACTTGGCAATAGTTTGCGGATAGAAGTTCTTGGTTGCCCCAGTGCTTCCATCCGTGCCAAGAAATTTATCATCGTTTTGTAACGATGTTTCTACACCATAGGTACTTATTCTAGCCATTGTTTCTGTTTGTGCGTATTAGCAATTCCATCTCCGTCTCGCAGCTTTACCGCGCTCCCCCGTCCATCCTTTAGATCTAGCACAAAACGCTTTTCTTCTCGCTGCTCTTTTACCAGTTGGATTTTTCTCAGTAACCGCAGTCTGCAATTTGCTTCCTGGGTTTTCTCTTCTATACTGAGCAACTCCTTTTTCTGTCATTCCAGCGCCCTCTTCGGCGGATCTGAATGTTCTTCCTTTACCTTTTGTTGTTTTTCTCATTGAGAAAGGCGAGTTCTGCGTATATGCCATCTTATTTTCTAGATGTCCGCTTAGTCACTGGCACACAGTTTGGAACCTTTCTTCCACCTTTAGTTTTCATACCAACGGCTGTGTAACCTTTCCAGCAGGGATTAGACTTCTTTGCCATTATTTCTTATATCCTCTCATCTTAAATGGTCCAGAAGCAGCTTTAGTTATTGGTTTTCCAGCTGTTTCAGATCTGAAATCACCAACAATCTTAGTTTGTGCCTGAACCTTTTCAGCTCCCCACATTTTAGCTGGGCTATTGCCATACATCATGCGTGGGTTATGCTTGTATTTCATTTGTAGAGGTGTTTCTTCTTTAACCTCTTCCATGTTGCCTCTTGATTTGTAAGAAGGTGTAGGGCCAGATTCTCTAGCTCCAGTGCCAAGACCACCCTGAATTGCGTTGGCCATCTGATAAGAGCTTTCTGAACCAAGTATTGGTTTTTCAGAAAAATCAGGCTCATAATCGCTTGGCATTGTTCTAGAACCTTCTGAAGGTATACCACTTTGTTTTTGAACGTTAGAACTAGCCCCGTTTCTTGGTAGTGGTTCACCAGGTAGATCCGACATTCCTTTAGATGGCACGTTAGCCTCGCTAACCGGTAGACCGCTATTGTCTTGAATAGCAACCCTTCCAGACACCGTGCTTTCACTAGGAATATTAGCCATTCCTTTAGATGGCACATCAACACCGTTTTCTTGTGGCCCAGCTGAGTCTGCGTTAAACATCGAAGAAGAGGAAGATCTATTGTCTGAAGACGAAGAGGAAGAGGTAGTTGTTGAACCATAAGCTCCATGCTTATTTACATTCCACTGTTCTTCTGGTTTAGCCGCCTTATAGTTGTCGTTTGGATCGTAAGAACCAGTTTGAGCTCTGTTTTTACGAGAGTCCTGAACATCGTAGGCCTCACTTCTTCCAGTTACATTACCGTTCTCATCTGTTCTAAAACGCTGTCTATCAGCTCCAAAGATGTCGCGCTTATTTGCTTTAAACATAGCTTGCGCGTTTTGATCAGCGGAACCAGCCTCGGTAAGCTCCCAACCTTGACCTCTACCGAGTTTACCGGTGCGCTGAACTAAACCCTCGGACTCTAGATATTTCATATCTTTTCTAGCCTCTCTTCGGTTTTGTCTTTCTTGAGCGTTTTGAGTTCTGTTGATATTACGTTGCTGCCATGCCCAACGTGTGTCCGTTTCCATACCCTTGTTTCCAGGTTCGGCAGGACGCATTACCGGGGTTTTGGTTTCGCTTTGGCTAGACTCAGTGCTGTTAGAACTTGAAGATGCTTGCGCAGATGGAAACTGATTAACGTAAGCATCTGATATATAACCCTTAGATTTTAAATCTTCACCAGTAGCATTTGGAAATCTTTTCTTAAGCCCTTCAACATACTTACCAGCATCGGTGGCTCTTGTGCCTCCTCTTGCTGCTGGTACATTTGATGATGGTTGACTAGCGTTACTAATCATGTCGCCAGCGGAACTAGTTCTGTCCACTTTAAACACGTTACCGCTAGCATCGGCTTCATAAGACGTGCTAGAGCTAGAGCTCTTAGAGCTTGCTGATTTCTCATCTCCAACTAGTTTAAAAGGAGAAGCAGAGGCTCTTTTGGTGATTGGGTTGCTTTTCATTTTTTCGTGCGGTTATAGGCCTCTTTTTCCCAAGGTAGGGAATGAGCGCCTTCATTCATGTTTTCTCTTTTGTAAATCTTACCACGCCAATAGACATTCTGGCTATCGTAAGAAAGATCACCTCTGGACATCTGTTCAAGATGAACTTTTTCGTGCCTCACGGCTTGTTTCACCTTAGCTGGTGATGCTTTATGATCAACGAATATTGTACCATCGATATTTGCCTCAGCAACAATACCATCCTCTAGCTCTGTCTTTATAACTGTTGGGTTTGCCAACTGTTGACGCATTTGATGGTTTGCAGCTTTGTGCGTAATCGGTTTGGTCATCTATCTGGATCTTTTATCATGTCATCCACAGCCTTGTTTACAACCTTTGCTGTGTAAGATTTATTTTTGAAATGGACGTTTGATTCTCCGGTAGGTATATCTTCTTCACCAAGTAATATTCTATATATCCTCAGCACCATGTGCTTAGTCTTGTGTGACGTTGTATAAATAGCGTATGTTTGGGTGGTTCTATTTCGTTCCCTCCAAACATCAATCCAACCTTCGTTACGTAAACGCTCCCACCTGTGTTTATCCCAGGAATAAGCGTAAACTCCGTCTATGAATTCTTTTCTAGAGAATCTGCCTAAGCAGTCTAAGTATATGAGTAACTCTAAATCAGCATCTTTTAATTCATACTGATGGCATGCCCACCTTCTAACCAATCTGTAATATTTCAGGACATTCAAGTCCCTAAGGTCGTGCGAACTGAGCCTCATTCTACTATTACAATATCACTGGTTTTTATTACTTGATAAACATTACCGTCAAACGTTATTTCATGCCCAGCGTGGCGGTCATAGTAGACAACGTCACCTTCTTTAATGAAACTCGCTTGATCACCAGCAGATTGAACTTCACCTCTGAGATATCTTTTTTCAGAAACTTTGTCGGTCAACTCTAGACCTCCAACATTTACGTTTTCTTGTTTTAGCTTCTTAATTATCACGTAGAAATTTACAGCTCTCATTGGATTCTAATATTAGATATTACAGCGTCAGCTGATATGATTGTTGAAGCAACGGATACCGCGTTTTTCAAAGCCGTCTTAGTAACAAGCATGGGATCGATTATACCACTCTTGATCATGTTAACCTCTTTTCCGGTTACTACATCAATTCCGTAGCCTTTTCTAAATACAGGGTGCATGATGAACATGTCAGCGTTAGACATAATCATTTCAAAAGGCGCTTTAATCGCCTCTAGGAGCACTTTCTCACCAACTGTTGACTTGTCGTTAAGAAATTTATTTGAAGCGCTCAGAAGCGCAATTCCTCCACCCGGCACTATGCCTTCTTGAATAGCTGCCTTTACCGCGTATATTGCGTCTTCGACCCTATCTTTCTTTTCCTTAAGTTCTATTTTAGAATTTGCCCCAACTCTAACAATACCAACCTTACCGCTAAGCATTGCCACGCGTTGTTCTATTTTCTTCTTGAAATATGGGTTTGTTTCCTTCTTTAGCTTAACCTCTGCTTGCTCTAGTCTATCTTTAACGTCATCAGAAACATTAGCAACGGTGATAACAGTGTTCTTGCTATCTGTAACAGCTTTTTCAACTTCTCCCAAAACTTCTGGCATGAGCGTTTCTACGTCATCGCCTAACTCTTCTGAAATAACTTTCGCACCCGTGATGGCCGCAAGGTCTTCTAGCGTTTCTCTTCTTGTTGGTCCAAAACCTGGAGGATCAATGATATTTATCTTGATATTGCCCTTGACCTTGTTCATGAGAAGAGCTTGCATTGGCTGCTGTTCAACTTCAGCAACAATCAATATAGATCTCTTTTGCTTAATAACGTGTTCTAGGATGTTTTGGATCCTACGGATATTAGGTATTGGCGAGTCAACAATAAGTACGTAAGGGTTGTCTAGAACGGCTCTCTCCTTGTCTTGGTCTGTTATTAGATATGGGCTTTTGATGGATGAGTCAAACTGAACACCGTCGACGATATCAACGTATGTCTGCTCCGTGTCAGATTCTTCCATTAGCACCACACCATTCTTACCCACAGCGTCAAAAGCGTCAGATATAACCTTAGCTAGTACTTTATCGTTATTGGTCGATATGTTAGCCACAGAGTTAAGCATGGTACCACTAACGTCAACCTTGATTGTGTCTAGGTACTTAATCACCTTTTCGGATGCTTTTTCTATATCGGTTTTCAGCTCACGTAGTGTTACCTCGTCGATAACCTCGTAAGCACCCTTTAAAATAGCGTGAGAAAGCACAGTAGCGGTTGTTGTACCGTCACCAGCTTCCTTAACCGTGTTTTTAGCTGCCTCCTTAATCAAAGTGGCGCCAATGCTTTCTAATGGGTCTTGCAATACCACGCTCTCGGCTACTGTAACACCATCTTTGGTGATCACTGGTCTGCCCATGGCATCTTCGTAGATTACACATCTACCGCTAGCTCCTAGAGTCGATGATACGGCGCTTGCTAGCTTTTCAACACCGCTTAACATTTTTTCTCTAGCTTGAGCGCCAAAGTTTATGTCCTTGACGATCTCACTTGGGTTATTAAATTCCATACTATATTATTTTGGATATAATTTGTTACTTTCCTTGTCCTCTATATCTTTTTGCGTATAGTTTAGACGTTTTCATTTTGCTTGACTTCGTTTTAGCGTGTACGCCAGGTCTTGGTTTCGGAACTCTTTTCTGAAACAACGTTGAAGTTTGCTTTGCCATGGTTCAAATATACTAAATATTCTTAAGCATCTGGATCATCTCTGGTTGCGGGAAGATATCTATCTTGTCTCTTCTCACTGAGTTATGTGTGTAAACACCTGGTTCACAAGATAACGCTTCCACCGATACATCCCACATTCTTTCGTGGTTGTAATTTAATGGTATGTTATAAAGTTCTCCCCAGTATTTTAATAGGTTTTCTACGCTCCTAATCTGTTCATCAGAATACTTATGAAAAAACCTGTGGCCTTTGTATTTTTCCTCTAGGCCACAAATTTCTTCTTTCGGCACTTCTTTGTTAACATAATTATAAAACTTTCCACCTTTTTCCGTTAACTGTCCCCAGGCACATATTTCTATACCTATTGAGTACTTGTCCAATGGTAGGTATGGTAGATCGTACGCGCTAAATACCTCTCTTTTGACACCAAGGTGGTAAGCCCAGTAGCGGCTGCTAAATCCCTGTGATATAACGCCATTACCCTCTTTCGCACCCTTGTTAGCTATACAGACGCATGTTGCTATGCGACCTCTAGAGTCGGTGTTCCAGTTTCGGAAAGTGCTTACTCCAGATGGGGACCCGGCCGTATGATGGAGATATATTTGTTTTTTTTCGGATTTTTCTTTCACATACTCATGCTGTGAAAACTCCACTTGAACGATATCTTTTAAAAAGTCAGTTTGCATTTTTGATTATTATTTGCTTTACATACTCTAAATCAGCTGGAGTGTCAACACCTATGCTGTCTGTTTCAACCTCTTCGAAGTGTATTTTATATCCGTGGTCTAACCAGCGATCTTGCTCTAATTTGTTTCCAAGCTTAACTCGCTCTTTTTCAGATGGTTGCAGTTTGACAAGCTCCATTAGCGTGTCGTACTCAAATGCATACATGCCTAAATGCCTGTATTCTGTTTGGTCTTTTATGCAATCGCATCTACTAAACTCAACACACTCGTCGCCATCCGTTATTACTCTGACTATGTTTTTGCCATCGGCAGCCACTTTAGTTGCTAGTGTAGCTATCTGTACGTGGTCTTGAAGCACCTTACCCGCTAAACTTAAAACGTCCAAAGCCGAAACCAATGGTTCGTCGCCCTGAACGTTTATAACGATGTCTGGTTTTGTGTCGAGTAGCTCTAGTGATTTAGCGACTCTAGCTGTTCCGTTCTCACATTCTTCATCTACTAGTAGTACTCTAGCACCTAACTCGAATGTATTGAGCGCTATTTCGACGCTGTCTGTAGCAATATACGTTTCGAAATACGGGTTAATAGCATCGAACACGTGCATAACCATCGGCTTGCCGTTCAGATCTGCTAGCGGCTTTCCAGGAAACCTAGTGCTACCGTACCTCGCTGGTATTATTACAACTACCTTCACTTACTTTTTTGCGAACTTCTCTATGGCTGTGCCAAAGAACATTGCAATAGTAATGTATTCTACAGCTTCAACCAACTCTTTGCTTGGTGCAATTTCGGCTGGGCTAAAAGAATTAGCAATCATAGTGCTAAAAAGCACGAGGGCTCCAAGTACTCCGATTACTCTTTTGCTGCTAACTTCATCTCCGACGCCCGCTAGAAGCTGCTTTATCCACTCTTTCATCTTTTGAATTTTTTGATGATTTATTTTGCTCACATCCGCCACCATTGCAACCGCATTCGATGGGCTTAATAATGCAATACCTTGTCAATCCTTGATCTCTTTTAATAGTTCTCTAATAATTATATCGGCATACACTTTCGCGCCTGCCTCCGTAGTGTGAGATTTATCTTGAGGAGAGTACAGATCTTTAGCCGCTTCCTCGCCTATACCTTGCAAGTACTCAGATAGTATCTGGTTTATGTCTATAAAGCCACAACCTACCTCCGCGGCCACCTCGCTCATTATTTGCGCATACATCATCGAGTACGTGCGAACGTGTTCACCGTTTTTCCAGGTATTTCTAGGCACTTGGCTAAGGAAATATATGTCCAACCCTTTGTCTCTAGCTCTTTTTACCATCCTTCTCAAGTACTCACCAAAGGTGTATACCTTGTATTCAACCTTGTAGTACTCATCGTACACGATCTCAAAACGATCGTCTTTACCAAATAATGATCCACGTGCACCAAAGTTTGGCCTAGTCATAGGAGAACGCTCTAATGTGCCGAAGCATGCTACAGCTATATCACCTGGTTCAAGGCCTCTGAAGCAGTGCTCTATCCAATCTGGCCTGCGATTAAAAAAGTCTCTTATACCCCACCCTATCGAGCACCTGTCATAAGCGACGTACTCTTCCGCGTTTAAATGGTCATTGGCGAAATTAGCCCAACCAAGGGTTCTGTAACCCGCTTGAACCAATTCGCGACCAGAGGTTGAATCTCCAAGGATCGCTATTTGTTTCATAGCCAGTCTGTAAGTTTCTTAACTAATACGAATATCAAAAGGCCAAACACTAAAATATAAAAGGAAGCCTCGTACATCTTATGGTACCACATCTTCCTTTCTTTATACTCTAATACCCTGACAGGCACTTCTATTTCTCTATAAACAACAACAGAGTCACAACCACCCTCGACTTTTATCGTGTCGAAAGATCTGGTTATTTTGACCCTGAACCTGTCCTTTACAATCTCTACAGTATCTATATCCCGTAACACTAATGTGTCGGTCACATGAACCGCATCCACCTTCACGGTGTCGGTTATTTTTATGATTTTTTCTGCCTCTATCGACGGATCCTTCTTGATGGCTTGCTTTAGATGCCACTGCGCTGAACATCCGCTTAATATTAGAATACATAAAACTGCGGCCAAATTTTTCATTCACTCTGCTTTTTTTCTTCTTTACGCAAATAATACCATCGTTGGGCAGTGTAGCCAATGGATGCTATCAACAATATAATCTTAAGTGCTGTTTCTAATGTAGACATGCTTATTCCAAAAGTGGCCAGGTTTACTGCATAGACCTTGAAGTCTTCGATATTCATTTTGTGTTGTGCTTTTTAGTACCGTGGCCATGACCACCTCTGTTAGTCTTTACGGATACAAATCTCTTTGAATTATGATCATAGTCTTTACCGTTCACATCCTCACCCGCCTTTATGGCGGCGCGACGTCTTCTTTGGTTTTCGGCACGCATACGCTTGCGACGAGGCGAATTTGCCTCTGCCAGATCTCGTGCGGCTTTTGCCCGACGGGCCTGGGGTGATAGTTTTTGTGCCATAAAGAAATTATTACAGTAAAGCTAGGGCTTTTAACGGTTTTTAGAGTGTTTAGAAGTATAGGGGTAAAGTTCTATACTATAGCATATAGTAATATTTTGAAAAACAGAAAGTCGTATCGGAAACGTGGGCCAGGGCCCTGCGATCGTTTTTGGTTTTAGGTTTTGGCTTTTCCCCCTCCCACATACGTATTGTATTGACTAGCTTAGGAAATTTTCTA